ACCGTTCCCCCATTTGACTAGAGAGGACTTCCAAAAGGAGTCACTTTCGACATTTCCTGGGGTCCCATCGCCTATAACAAGAAACCCGAACATCGGGGTGTCACAATGGCACAGGCTATGGAAATAGTGTATCAACGCTATCAAGTGCACACCAAGGTGACTGAGGATCTTTCCTCCGGTTTTGACAAGTTTGTCTTCCCGAAACCAACCACCACACCAACAATGACACCACATGCGGGAGAAAAACGTTTCGCTCGTGTCAGTATGTGGTTGCAGGAAGCTTTTGGAAACAAACCGCCCACCTCCTTCGGAACGCGTATTGTGAAACACATGTTCTGGGGGACGGTTGGTGTCTTTGGATGGTACTGCAGCAAAGTGCTGGAAATGCTTGCTGTAATAACGGCAGGCTATATCGCCTTTAAGGTTGCTGCTCGCTTCCTTATGCCCAAAGAAGAACCGCCAAAATGCTCCAATTGCTCACCCCAATCAGGAGAGAATCAGACGCCACGCATCGCTCAGCCGAAAGTCACCGTCCAATCCGGACTTGCCGCATCTCTCATCCCCGCCTGTGAAGCGAACACCCGCCTCATGGTCTGGGACGATCGAGTCTACGCCCACGTGATCTTCGTTCGAGGAAATGTTTTTCTCACGAATCGTCACTTCTTTTTACAGGACTGGGAGAACGACTATGCTCAGTATCGCCCTAAAGGTTCCCAATTCACCATCTATTCCCATAGTCAACGCTTCTCACACGTCGAGAAATTCGACCCTGAGAGGATGGTGCAAATAGGAACTGGAGACAGCGATCTCGTTCTCTATCAGTGCTCACGCCAATGCCGTCACTATCGCGATATCACCAAACATTTTGCGAACGGCGACTCCATTCTCACGAACCACCCGACCGTCACGTTGAACATCGACCCCGCCACGCTGTCCCTCAACAGGTTCTACAGCTCTGTGGTTCAAGACCTCACGGAGTTTTCGTATGACCCTGACAATAATGGTGTAACGTGGTTGCAGCACAGAGGATTCACTTATAAACTCAATTCGCAAAGTGGATACTGTGGAGCCCCCATATTCGATCTAGACCCACATAATCAGGGTCGCATCGTCGCCATTCACACTGGACACGATGGCATAGACGCTTATGGCCTCCTTGTCACCCGCTCTCAATTAGAAGAATCCCTTGCGAAGATGTCTACGTCCGCACGCGTGCCCGTCACCAATCACGTGAACCCGCCAACTGACGAAAATCTAGCCAAGCACTACGTTGCCCCCCAATGCTGTGGAGCTCTTAAGAGTCCGCTGTTCGTACCATCGAAAAGCGACATTGTTAAATCTCCCCTGCATGGTCACATCTCCGAGCCGATAAC